GGTCGCAAGCTCTATGAGAAGGGATACGATGCATCCATGTGGGTTGACAACATGAGCAACCAGGACAAGAACACGATCTTTCGCAGGTATACGACTGAAGTCGGGTTTGACGAGTCTACGATTGTAGTGTATTCAGAGATGATCGTAGGAAACCCACTGAAGGCAAAGAAGATCATGCGATGGGTTCTCTACGGCGCTCATATGTATGATCAGTTTGAGCCGAACGAGATCGTCTACTATCTAGCACCTTTTTGTCAGAACAATTTTCCGAAGCAGATCCTACAGGGATGGTATGTTCCTCCAAACATAGCTCTTCCAACTGAGCCTAGGACAGAAGAGTCATGCTTTATCCTCAAGAAGGGTGCTAGGAATCCATGGCCACGAAATCGGTTCTACGCAAATCCTCCTTCAGGGTTTGATATGGCTATGTGTTGGGATCATAACCACGTGATTGAAACATTCAAGAAGACCAAGTACTTCCACTGCTACGATCCTGCGTGTTTTCTTATTGTGATTGCACTGATGTGTGGGTGTATTGTGATCCAGCATCCATATGTTGAGGGTCAGACTCGTGAACAGTGGGAACATGCAGCGTATTATGGTATCGTTGGCAAGATCAAGGGGCTTGCGTATGGAATTGAGGACCTTCCGTATGCAGAGGCTACGATCCACGAGGCACCTGATCACTGCAAAAAGTTCCTTGAGTTCTCAGAGTCAACTGTGGATCGTTTTGTGAATGACATGGAGACTGGAAACTATACCACGGATCCTTGCTACAGGTTCAATGACTCTCCGTATGCGTACCAGCATGTTACCAAAATGTAAGCGGGTTTCCGCACACATTTTTGTTTTGTTTTTGTTGGTTGGTGTATTTGTTTTGGTTCTTGCTTGGGTACTTAGTTGGAGTACGCAAGGCCGCCCATGCCGCTCATGACACGGAGAACGTTGTAGTTGACGGCGTAGACACGCACCTGGGCCGTGCGGCCAGAGCGCACCGTGTTGACGGACACCGTCAGCTGGAGCGTCGCCTTGTCGATGCGGGAGAAGTTGCACGTGCCAGACGGCTGGTGCTCCTCCGGCTTCAGGGCAAACGAGTACACGCAGATGCCCACCGCCGGCGTGCGAGTGTGGTGCTGGAACGGCTGCACACGGTTGAAGTAGCGTCCCTCACGCTCCGTGAAGCGGTCCTGACCGTTGAGCTGGAGCTTGGCGACCTCCGTCGGCGTCTTGCCCTCGCAGCGAACACCCGAGGCGAGGATGACCTTGGCGAGCAGGTAGTTCGTCGTGTCCTCGAACACGATGCCCTGGTCGTTGGTGCCCGGGCCGATGTTGGTGTCGAGCCACGAGGCGCCGCCCAGCGACGGGCCGGTCGAGATGCCAACACCCGGCAGGTACGGGCCCGAAGGTCCGTCGTTCGTCGTCGTCGGGACCGTGCCGAGCTGGGCAGTGGAGCCGCCCGACTGTCCAGTGCCCAGGCCGCCACGGGCGAGCACGTCCATCACGATGCCCTCAGTGGTGAAGTCATCAGAGTAGTTGAACGGCTGCATGCCGTTGACCTCGGCGATGAACACCTGGTTGGGCGTGCAGTCGACGTACGAGTCACGCTGGACGACCCACACGAGCTCCTTCACCGGGTGGTTGAAGTTGAGCTGGATCTTGTTCGACGAGGACGTGATCGACTCGGCGCCCGTGAACTGCAGCTGCTCGATGAGGTACTCGTGCGTCTGCTGGGCGAAGCGGCGACGCTCCTCCGTGTCCAGGTAGATGTAGTCGATGTAGAGCGACGCAGCCGTCAGCGACTGGATCGACGTCGGCGCCGCCGCAGAGCCAACCAGCTCGTAGTAGACGCAGTTGATCCACTGCTCGAACTCCACGTTGATGCGCACCTCGTGGTACTGGAGCGCAATCAGCGGGATCGCCAGGCCCGGGTTACGGCAGAACCAGAACTGGAGCGGGATGTAGAGCGTCTTCGCCGGCGTGCCCGCACGGGGGGCGCACGAGTTCGTCAGCTCCGAGCCAGCGCACGAGGCATCCAGCTGGTAGCCCTTGCGGTCCTTCATCAGCACGAGGTCGTGCGTGTTGCCGATCATGTCGTCGAGCGCCTGGATCGTGCCCACGTCCTGCGAGAGCTGGGTCCAGATCTGCATCCAGTCGCCGTACTGGCGGTCGATGCGCTGGCCGCCGATCTCGAGCTCAACCGTCTTGATCAGGCGGTGGCCGATGTAGTTGAGCCAGCGGAAGCGGTTCAGCTGGGTGGCGTTGGAGATCAGGTCCACCGCCGGGAGGACCACCTGGACGTACGTGCGGTACATTAGGTCGGCGTTACGGTTGATCACGGCCGTAACACGCTTGTTGAAGTCCGCCTGGCCGTTGAAGGTGACCTCAATCGACTCCATGGCGAAGTTCGTGTGGCGCTTGTACAGCACCTTCCAGAACGTGATCTGCGGGTTGCCCGAGATGTAGATGTCCTGCGCACCATAGCTCACGAGCTGAAGAAGACCGCCACCCATATCGTTTGTATGATAGTATGCAAGAAAAATAATTTACCCACTATGGCGACGCACTAAAAAACCCCCGCAAGTATGTTCTATACATCGGAGGAAGGTATGAGATCGTATTGATAGGGTAGAACTCCATCGGCTTCCCAGTGGCAGGGTCCAAATGTTCCGTCACTCGTTTACGAGCTATGTCAATGTTTGTACGATCGGGAGTGTTTAGTTCTTGATGTGCAAAGCTCTGCAGCTTCGTCTGAAGAAACGTCTCATCTCCAAAATACGTGAGATGCCATCCAGCCTTCAGCTTGGGAAAATGCAAGAACCGTGCATTGTCCGAAATGTACTGGAGAGAAAGTCCATGCTGTTTCATCCACCCATACTTGAACAGAGTTAGACCACACCAGTAATCCACATGCTTCTGAGGATAGTTCAGACTATAGCAAAATACGTCCTGCGAGAGAATGAAGAGATTGTGATCAAGTTCAGGAGGCTGACTCTTTATGTGTTCGAGTACTGCGGGGTCCATAATCGTATCGCAGTCACCGAGCAAGATACGATCATCATCCTGTAGTCCAATTCGTTTCAATCCACGTTCACATGCATTTCTCTGAAAGTTCTCATTCTTCCATGCATATGACTGATACCCCTTGGCATCAAGATTGCGTTTTAGTCCTTCAGGAATGGGTTCCTGAAATGGCAGATCATCCACAATTACGTGAACAATCTTGTGATGATACTTGGCAAACTCATCAAAATGATCACGCAGAAATAGGGCCTTTGGTTTCCCCGAATGCGTGTGAGTTGCTTCAACAATAACAAACAGATCAACTGTGTCGTTTAACACGGCAAGTCTGTACTTGAGCATATTGAGTTCGTTAAAAAACATCGTGCAGTCAATAATCCGCATTTTTCAATGTATGCGTTCCTGCTTTAAACCTTACGGCGAGTGCGACGAGCGCCCTTTGGTGTCCCTGTAGGCGTCAAACTGGATAGCTTCTTCTGTGCTTCAGTCTGCTTAGGTGTCTTAATTCCAAGAGGCAATGGGTTCTTCAGAGACCTGCGAGCCTGAAGCAGCGGCGCAAGAACAGCTGGATCATTTGCAAATGTATCCTGCTTGGGAACAACATAGTTCTCATTACCACCACGCTTACGACGGGTACGACGACCGCCGTTGGGCCGATTGGGATTCTTGCTGCGCTTGATCTCCTCCCACGCATTGTCCATATCTTCAAAGGATGATTCGCTTCTGCCTTCACTTTTGGCTAACTTCCTAGCAAGAAGAGCGATTTGAATCATCTCGTGCTCTGTAGCGTGATGGCGTTCCCGAAACTGAGTAACAGCGGGCTTGTTTCGGTTGGGATTCCTAGGCATTACTTAACGTAAAGATTTTTACGTCACCGTAAAGGTTCCTCTTTACGCCTTGGAGAGGAGGTGGGCCTTCTTGGCACGGGCACGGAGAGTCGCCTTCTTTCCAGAAGACTTGAGGCCGTGGGACTTGAGCACACGCTTGAGGGCCTTCGCAGACGGGCCCTTGCGGGTCTTGCGACGGCCACCAACGGCACCAGGGCTTCCAGCGGGGGCGGGCATGGCAGGGAGATCAACGTTTCCAGCGGGAGTGGGCATTTATTTAGTGTGTGAGAAACTTTCAGGATAAACGCAGGAAAGTAAAAATGGACCCACTTGGAATTATTGCGATTGTTGGAATTGCTGCGACAGCGCTGGTATTGGCGTATTATTGTAAGAAGAAGAGTGATTTTGGTACTCTTAAGATGACTAAGTCTTCATCAACCGATAAGCTAACTGAGATGGATTCTATTCAAGTATCATCTTAGGCGTGATGTGCATCGCCTCTAATTCTTGGACCCAAAGTTTCATGGCGTACGGGATCGTCTTCATCACGAAGTCGGTCTTGTTGCCACAGGCACCGCACGAGTAGATTCCCTCCACAGGATTGACTACTGCAAGCGTGCCACAAGTCTTACATAGACCCGTCTTGAACGGGTCGGAAACATCCATCAGACGCTCCTTGGTAAACACCGAGATGCCGTGTGACAGCATACAATCACGTTCCATCTCACCCACACGCAGACCACCATCCCTGCTGCGCCCCTCGCAAGGCTGACGGGTCAGTGACACAATCGGACCTCGGGCACGGCTGTGCTTCTTGTCAATGACCATGTGCTTCAGACGCTGGTAGAAGGTCGGACCCATAAAGATCTCGGCCTGCATCATCTCACCTGTCTGGCCATTATACAAGATCTCATTGCCGTAGGGGTGCATTCCCAACTCGACCATGTGCTTCTTCAGATCATCAACCTTGAGGTGAGAGTAGGGAGTTCCGTCACCCAGCGTGCCCTTGCGAACGCCGATCTTGCCGAAGATGTTCTCCATCAGCTGAGCAATCGTCATGCGGGACGGTACAGCGTGAGGATTCATAATGATGTCAGGACGCAGACCGCTTACAGTGAAGGGCATGTCCTCCTCATCCATCAGCATTCCAATGGTTCCCTTCTGACCGTGACGAGAAGAGACCTTGTCACCGATCTGCGGGATACGCTCAGATACCGTGCGGACCTTGATGAACGGGTAGCCATCTGAGTTCTTGTCCTGCCACACGCCGTCAATACGGCACTGCTCAGAGTTCTTGTGAGTGGTGGAAGCATCACGGAACGTGTATCCAGCAGCGTCATTGCGCAGATTGACCACCTTGCCGATGATCACATCATTCTCATTGATGACCGAGTTCAAGATCGGAATACCATTGTCAGAGATCGCCGCATAGCTCGTATTCTTGTACTTGCGAGTGTTGTGCTTCTGAGGCTTCATGAACTTCTCCTCACGACCAGAGGTCACATTGCGGTGCTCCTCGTCCTTGTACATGCCGTAGTAGAGACCACGGAAGAACCCACGCTTCACAGAGGATCGGTTCATGATGACCGAGTCCTCCTGATTGTATCCGCCATAGCAGGCAATCGCAATGATACCGTTGAATCCGAACGGCATCTCCTGCATCTTCATGATGTTCATAGCCCTAGTTTCCACGATCGGACGGGCAATGGAGCACAGAACATAGGCGTTCTTGTCCAGGCGCTTTGCGAAGTTCCCTGCGTAGATACACATTGCCTGCTTACCCATGGCAGACTGGTAGGTATTACGAGGAGACTGATTGTGATCCGACAGAGGAATCGTGGATGCCATCTGTCCAAGGATCAGACTTGGGTGAATCTCGTAGTGAGTGTGAGTGTGAGGCTCCACCTGATCACGAGTCAGTGAGATTCGCAAGGTCTCTGTCTCGGAAGAGTCAATGTAATCCACACAGGACTTGATCCACTCATTCCAGCTTGACCTGTCCTCTGGAGGAGAAGCACCAACTCGGAAGACAGGACGCACACATCGCCCACCGTCTGTCTCAATCGTGATCGTATTCATTAGAGTGTACCATGCAACCGAGATGTGTGGGTGCAGGCGACGAGTCTGCTTAGCCCTTCGCAGGGCTGTAACAAGCTCATGCGGGCTCTTCGTGTATCCAACAATCACTCCATTAATGGTGACTGAAGTGCCCTCGTACACCTTCAGTTTGGTGATCCATTCCAGCGACTGTTCCTCAAGGAAGTGAATCACTGTAGTAGAGGGAACGTGTTGAGAAATGGAGGTCAGCATGCTCATGTTCTTCACGATACCAACTGAATGTCCCTCTGGAGTCTCAACTGGACACATGAAACCCCAGCTCGTACCATGAAGCTTGCGAGGCGCCAACAGCTTACCTGACTTCTCAACAGGCGTCTGAATACGACGCAGGTGGCTGAGAGTCGATGTGTAGGACATACGAGCAAGCACCTGTGAAACACCGACCTTGGATGCGTTGGACATTGATGCAGAAGCACCCAGTCCCTGAACCGTAAAGTTACCCGTAGCAAGAGCCTGCTTGAGCTTGCCCTCAATTGCAGAGAGCTTGAGAATCTTGTACAGATTGTTCACGTTCAGGATCTCCATCGGACGAGGTGTATCACCCCTCTTCCAGGAGTCATTGTTGACTTCCTGAACAAACTCATTACGAGTATCATTGCAGACCTTCTGGAACAGCTGACGGAACAGGTGGGTCAGTAGCGCACCTGTAGTCACCACACGCTTGTTTGGGTATGCATCACGGTCATCCAGAGGGATCTGCTTGCAGTAGGTGAGCAGCAGACGGCGGATCATTGATCCCATGATCATCACCTTGCGGACATTGTGAACAGGCATGACCGTCTCGCCAGCAAACCGAACGTGGGGCAGAAACTCAGAGTTCAGGAGCTGACGGACATAGGCGCACTTGTCCTCCTGATTGGTTCCGTACTGGAGGTGGTTCGTGAGATACTGAACTGCGTCCTGCTGAGTAAAGATACCCAGCTCCGAAGCATCACGAAACGAGGCAGCCAGAAGCTCAACGTGAAGATCGGTCTCATTGCCCCAGATGATCTTGGTGATCTCACGGTCAGTCAATACGCCCAGAGCACGGAAGTAGACCACGACTGGAATGTCCTCACGGAAACGGGGAACGCAGGCAGTCAGCGGGTTTCCGTAGCCATTGAACTTGGAACTGAGACGGATCTCCAACTTCTTCGGTGGCATCGTGAACGACTCGTGAAGAGACTTGATCTCAACCGAATAGAGATGCTTGGAGGTGGACTTCTTGTTCTGGAAGATCATGATGCGATTGTCAGCGACCTTCTCTTGGCACAGGATTGTACGCTCAGAACCGTGAATGATAAAGTAACCCAGAGGATCGTGAGCGCACTCACCATACTCTGCGAGGCTCATCGGGTAATCCTTGAGCAGACAGAGACTGGATCCGAGCATCACAGGTAGCTTACCCAGAGAGATGCCCTCAAACACGTGCGACTCCTCGTCATAGGTGTCCAACATCGGCCCCTTGTAGGTGCGAGCTACAAATCGGATGTCCACATACATTTGGGCCGAGTATGTGAAGTTGCGAATACGAGCCTCCATTGGAAGCATGGGCTTGACTCGCCCCGTTGCCTCCTGAATGCGAGGCTTGATGTAGGAAATGTTCTCAAATGAGAGCTTGAACTCATACTTGTACTTCTTGATGGTCTCATCTTGTTCGTGCCAAACGGTAATCGGTGGTGCAGACTGGATAATCAGTGGAATCTTGTGGCGGATGAAGTCTTCATAGGAATCTACCTGATGATCTACCATACGACGAACACCGTTGCTGAAATATGCACGCACTGCTTCCCATTCGTTGATTGTGGTGGACGCAAAAGGAGCGACCGAAGACATGGTAACTATTGGTGGTGTCTTCCCTGTAAATAAAGTTATCCGTTTTGAATAAGTGATGTCAAAGGTCCAGATCCAGAAAGTAGACCACGTAGAGGAGGTTCCGAAGGTTGCTGGTCGCCACAAGTCAATGAGGACATTTCCCCGAGGCGTAATGAAGGGAACTCGTTCTCGCAGGGGTGGTGCAGATATTGTGGGTGTCAAGGATCCTGCCAAGCCGCCGCCCTCACGCAGGGGTACTCTTCGTATTCTGACTGAGAAGGGCGCCAAGCTTCGTCGCAAGACGATCAAGCAGAATGTCCAGTCAATGACCGATGGTAAGGTTCGTGATGTTCTGAAGAAGTCAAATATCAGCGTGAACCCTAAGACACCGCCTCACATTGCCCGTGAGATCCTTGAAGGCGGTATGGAAGCAGGAATGATTGTCGTCAAGTAAAGTAATGACGTCCATATGGGGACCTTTAGGCTGGATGACACTTCACTCTGTAGGATCGTGTTATTCAGACACTCCTACTCCAGCTGAATCTGCCCTTGTCAATACGTGGCTTGATATGTTTCAGAGTACAATCACGTGTCCATCATGTCGTGAGCATTTTGAAACTGCGCTCAGATCGTATCGGAGACTCTATCCGCAAATGCTATCCTCTCGGAAGGATCTCATGCTGTTCACATTTCGTGCCCACAACAGTGTGAACCGTCGCATTAACAAACCAATCTATCCAACTGTGGCTGCGTGTCTTGAGGCGGTACGAACCAACGTCAAGACAAGAAGTGCCAGGGAATATAGAGCTGCCTACTTGAATCACATTCGTAGGTTTTGGAGGACTATGCAGGATGTATCGGGCATTACTGCTCTGAAGAAGATTAATGAAATGACAAAAATTGAATCTCAATACTTTCAACTACATGAGAACAACTTTGAAGTAGATATTCCCGAAGACCTCGTTGTCTTGCCTGGAGCGGCGTTAGTTAACCGAAATGATGAGCCAATTCCTGCCGTTCGCCTTGATACTCGGAATGCTCCTCGGTTAGGTCTCAGTGGAGGACGATTTCAGATACGGAGGTAGGCTTGAAGCAAGGATTCCAAGGAAGCGAAATATACGGATCAGTCTCCCAATGATACGCCTTCATCCACGGGTGACGTGAATCAGGACCCTCTTCATACATCTCATCTGGATACACACCACGACCAGGCAAAATAAAGTTGAGCTGGTCTTCAATCGTAAAGGGCGGAGTCGGGTTGCTCCACTCAAAATCAGTAAACATAAACTCATTCAATGCAGACATCAATGGGGCTTCTGGATACGGGTAAAACCAACACCAATCCAAAACTTCCGAAGTTCTAAAGTAATGAAGTGTCCAGAAGTACGTCTTCCAGAACGCATAACAGGGTTTTTCTATATTGAGGACCCCGTCCATGAGGTGGAGCCCGATACGGGCTTCGAGCGCGAGGCCGTCGACGGCCGCAATGCGCCTATCAGTGTCCTTGGCACGCTTCGTAAGTACCTTGAGTTCATCAATCCCCTTCGGATTCTTCGCATAGGCTATCGCTCGGTTGTATCCATCTTCTCGAAGTGAGAACATCCCAATGGTCGGCATAAAGTCGTTCCCAAACGAGAACACACAGGTCTCAACCCACTTATCAGGTTGAAGAGGCAGGACTCGGCAAAGAGCTGCGATGTCAAACGTGCTGTAGCCACCGTCCTTGTTCTCACGAAGAAGCTTGATCGGTCCCAGATGACATTGAGCCACCGAAATCAACACCAAGTCAGCATCCATTCCATAGATGACAATATTCTTGCGATTGGGTAGAGTTTTCAACCACAGAAAGATCTTGTGCTCTCCCTCACCAGGCTCATCTGTTCCAGATACCGTAGCCTCAGGAAAGCAGAATCGCAGAGTGTCCTCCAGACTCTTCATAAAGGGAGTTCCAGGCGAGATCTGGTTCTTATCAAAGGCAGCAGGTTCAGATTTCTTCATGCGGCGATACCGTTGCTGAACAATCTTGCCATAGGGAACCAGACCATCCATCGCAATCAGAATCTTCTTTGCATGGACTGTATCCCGCAAGAAGTTCCGCAAAGCGATCACGACACTTCCAACAGGGTTCTCAGGTTTCAGGTAGGTGTGAATAAATGCATTAAAGTCAAGTCCAAGTACCTCGCATTCAAGAGGCGCATTTCCCGTATCTTGCTGAATATGTTTGTGAGTTCTCAGAAGAGAAGCGACATAATAGGGAATGCCCATTCCTTCTATGACGTTGTTTGGGTTAAAACGGATTTGAGTTTGGTAAACAAGTGATAAGGTGTCCAAAATGCCGAACTGCCCTACCTGTAAGAATATCATGATCAAGCACTTTCTACCCCGCAACAATGAGAACTGCACCGAATGTGCTGAAGAGTTCTGTTCTGGCTGCAACCATGGACTTTGTAAGACCTGTCCATACGCACAACGTAAACAAAAGAAGGAAGTTTGTATGAACTGCTATGAAACTGACATCAGATACCCCGAGTTTCAACGAGTGTATTTGATGGCAAAGGACTTTGCCTGTAAAGAGTGTTGTGAGAAGACGATGGAAAGGTTAGAAAGGATCGATTCTTTCCTGAACAGAAAGTAATGTGGTTGTGGGTAGTGTTGCTTGCGTTGATAATCTTTTTCATGTACGTTTGGATGACGCCTGTCAAGAAACAGGGTTGTTCCACGTGTCCAAACAGAAAAAATGCTGATACTTACTAATGCACGAAGACGACGCAGCGGTCAACAGCCTACTCAAGGGTGGAAAGACATGCCCTCCAGGGAAAATCCTACGTCAGGGATACATTGCGACTCGCAAGAAGAAGACTCTGATTGGTCGTCTCCTCAAGCGTGGAACAACGTACCGTGTTGCAGATACATGCATTAAGAACCGTGGAGCTCCTGGAAAGGGACCCGCAGTCATCGGTCCGCTCAAGAAGGGTGATTTGACGTCAAAGGGGTACGCTGCAGCGGATTCTGCAAGTCAGCGTCATGCTGCTCTTGCACAGGCCGTTGGTGCGTATGGTCGTCTTGCTACCTTGCGGAAGCTGAATGCAATTGCCGTCCTGAACAAGACAACATCCCCGACTCGTGCCAAGACGTTCAAGACTGATCGCAACTGGGTGAAGAAAACCTACTTCTAAGATAAATGACTAAATCAGCAAAATGGTTACTCTGGCTCGTTGGATTCGCCGTTGCGTTCTGGGTCCTTCAGCGTGTGGTCCCCGAGCACTTTGACATGCCGTCAAACCAGCGCAAGGCGACCAACTGCCCTGATAAGACCCGCACAACAAACGGAGAGTGTTTGATGGAGTTTTAACACAGGTGCTCGACAGGCGCCTGACGCAACAGAACCGTAGACTTGAACCTCTGAGCATCAAAGAACTCATGAACGGCCTCCTGGACAACCTCGTGGTCAAAATCCTTGCATGAGAACACATCCAAATACATGGTGTTGTTCTCATCCACAAAGTGCGCAGTGATGTTGCTCGTCTCGATCAGCTGAACGAGCGTATAGCCCTTCTTGTTGCCTGAACCGAAGAGCACAACCTGCGGCTCGCCATAGGGGACCATGTCAATCCGCTTCACCAGAGTGCGTGCAAAGTTCTCGATGACTCGCGGATCACGAATGAGCCGCGGCGCGCACCTAGCAGCATCAAGAACGAGGTGCTTACCCCAAGTCCTGAGAGGAGTATAAGACATATACTATTAACGCCTACTTTGTCTGTAAGTCTTACGGTGCTTGCGGCGGCGGCGGGTCTTTCCACCCGATAGCTTCTTCCTGTCCACCTGAACTGCAAAGGGTACTTCTGCTTGGTTCCTTAGTTCGTCGTTCTGTTGAGCCGCATTCTTTTTCGGGATTCCACTCATCATGGATGCAACGACTGACTCAGGCCCATAGGGCAATCCCACCAAACGCGCATTGCGAACATTACGAGAGTCTTCCTTGAGATCCTCAATTGGTTTTTTAAAGTCTGTTCCTGGGGCGAACATATGAGGATAAATGTAATGGCTCCTACCGTTGATTCCCACCTCCCAACCTTGTTTAAGAATACCCCATTTTCTAATCACTTTGAACATTTGCCCGTCCAATTGTGCTACACGCTCTGCCATACGTTCCATGTGTTCTCGCCCTCCCTCGGTGTTAGGATACCAAGGATTACCATTCCCATCTCGCCATTCATTAGGATATTTAATGGGCGGCATTCGGTAGGTCTTACCAATGACTAAGTTTTCAAAAGTTGTCATTTACTATCTCATCGATAAATAATGAAGAACACAGGTCTCAACTCGATTCCCTCGGTCAAGGGTCAGGTGTTTAACTTGACGATCAACCTTGTCTGCATTGCAATCTTCTACGTCTTCCTTGGTGGTCTCCTGTCGTGGTGCATGTGGCGGGTGTTCCCCGAGTTTGGCGAGGAGTGGGAGAAGCAGTCCAATCTGTATCAGTTGTTGGATGTGTCCGCCGAGATCTCCATCATCGTCATCATCGCCTTCTGGACAACGTACCTGGTTCATTCATTCGTTCCTGTATTGCCAGTCAGCCAGGCCCTGGAGGGGTACCTTGAGTCGTTCGGCGGACAGATGGTGTTCGTCTATGCCGTCTTCGTGTTCCTAGGTACATTGGATGATAAGTTAAAGCACGTATTCCATGATTTCTTTGGAACCCATTCCTAAAATTTTCCCTCGTTTAAAACAAAATGTACGTTAAGCTTGCTTTCGTTGCGGCTCTCTTTTACTTCCTCATCCCGGGTGTGCTCGTCCGCCTGCCGCCGGGTGGCTCGACGATGACGGTGAACATCACGCACGCCGTCGTCTTCGCCGTGGTCCTCCACTTTGCATGGAAGGCGCTCAAGGGCAAGATGGGCAAGTAAATAACAAAATAGCGTAAGTCTAATCGTCCAAAATGGATTTGATTAGCAGCAGGAACCTCACTCTTGGGGGCCTGCTGCTAAAATGTCTTCCAATCAACACCTCTACTTCTGCATCGATTCTACCTGCAACAAGATGGTCGACTACTACAACGCTCCATGCTGTTTGGAGCATAACCCTTTGGTTCAGGGTAATGAGGAGACACTCTCCCACGAAACCAGTGAATGTCCTGGATGCGGGAATGATATTTATTGCGGTGCCAATGGCTACTGCTCAAACTGCTGGGCTGAGCGGTTCGGCGACGACTCGACGATCGAGCACAGCTGTACGGGTGTATTTGATCACGAAATCGGTCAGTGGACGTGCGGTGATACACAAGCTCACAAGTGCTCTGGTGAGTGGGACTACGATCGTGGGGTCCGTGTCTGCGACTTTGCCGACGAGCCTGACTGCCCTCAGCACAAGTGTACGGGTGTGTTTGATCACGAGATTGGTCAATGGACGTGTGGTGATCATCCACCACTGCCTCCGTCGCCGATCGTAGATCTTGACGACCAGATCGCCGCAATCGAGGAGAAGCTCAGGTCATCAATGACGCTCGGTCAGACTGCCGACTGGGAGTTCCTCTGGCACAACGCCAAGTGCAAGCAGCGGAAGCTGAAGTGTACAGGTTGTCGCGACGACTGCCTGAACCAGCAGGCACACATGAATCCAGGCGACTGCCTATACGAGTCTCCAGACGAAGCGGACTAACCCTGTGAGACAATATGCCGAATGAGCCTGTGACCGCTCAGATCATAAATACGGTTCCACGCCTGATACGCTCGAAATGACGTATCCTCTCTGATGAACGAATTCATCGGATAACAATTTTTCAGTTCGAGGAAAGCGTCTGCCTCTGGGTGAGCTTGATTCTGACGAAGGAACGCTACAATCTGAGAAAGCTTATTGTTCCTCTGCTCAAGCGGCAGAGCCATCGTATTGTCGTAGAACTGCTCCATATAAAATGGAATCGTCTGCTATCAGTAAATAGATCTTATAATGAAGGACCCTTTCGCACCCGCTATGGCGCTCATCATGCTCCTCTGGCTTATTCTTGGCGTTCTCGCCCTATAAAACGGATTAGACGATAAATAAGGAATCTACAATAATGCTCTCCCGCCAACAACTCCAAGGTCTTCGCAATAAGACGATTGAGCCCTACATCGAATTCATCCTCGCAGAATGCCACAAGGAAGCACTCGCAGGCGGAACATGTTACCAATACAGTCTTCCAGGCTTTACTCGTGCCGACGCAGAGAACTTTGTCAAACATCTCAAGCCTAGGTTCCCCGATTGCGTCGTGACCTTCATAGATGGTGAAGCGGCACCTCACCAGATCCATTACACATCGCATGCGGTCCGTGTGGATTGGACCTAGTCGCACTCAAAGATAATGTACACAATTGTCTCCGCCATCATGAAGCGGTACACGACCATAGACGAACTTTTTTCAGAGTTCGAGGAGAAGCGCATGAACCTCGCCAAGCAGGGTTGGATTCCACATGGCGACATCATCTATTATGTCAATGGTCTCGCTCAAGCAATGGTGCAGGGTGAAGCGCCTGCGTCAGATCTAGAGAGGGTCTTTTTACATGGCTCAAAGACCCCTCTCCTTCTCAAGTTCTGTATCGGAGGTGAAGGGTTCATGGGTAAGTATGTGGATATTTGCCGTACATAATCGTCCAAAATAGATTTGATAAGTTCAACCAAGTGGATAGTAGCTATATAGTTGAGGAAGCACCTCATAAAATGTCCGGAACATTCACGATAAGTCAGAACGATCTACAGGCGCTGTACAATGAATACAATGCAGCAGGGGATTACCTTACATCAACACAGATTGGTCAGTATCTCAAAAAATCATACAAGACTGGAGTGTTCAAGATTACACGTATTGGACTGCTGAGGGAAGCAAAGTGGGCAA